CAAAAATACCAGAGGACAAAGTAAGCTCATTGGCGCTTACATAAGCACTAACTGTTGCAGTAGTATTATCATTTGTATTTCTAACTAGATTTCCTACATGAGAAGATACAAAACCTCCTCCTGTATTATATAGTTTATTAGGGCCTGCTTCTACCTCATAATTGTGTGTATTTTTATTATCAAAAATACCAGAAGATAGGATTAATTCAGTAGAGCTAACATAGGTCGATACCGTGGCAGTAGTACTATCATTAGTATTACGTACAGTTCTACCTACTAGCGCAGAAGTAAAGCTCGCGCCGGTATCCCTTAAGTAGTTAGGTCCTGCTTCTAGCTCCCAAGTATCCCCATGGTCGTTGGCGAATAAATCTAAAGATAACCTTACCAAATTGGAACTATCAATAACAGTAATAGTTGCAGTACCACCATCAGTATTATTTCGTACGGTTCTTCCTACATCTGCAGCTACAAATGTTGCAGAAGTATCTCTTAATTGGTTGAGTTTAGTCTCTAATCTATAGGTATCCCCAGTTATCCCATCAAATAAGTCAGAACTTAAAGTTAGCCTTGTACTACTATCTACAGCAGTTACTGTCGCTGTAGTATTATCAGTAGTATTTCTTATTATATTATTTAACCAACTAGAGTCAAAAGAAGCATTATCATCTTCTAGTTTATTAGTTGTATGTGCGACGTCGTCAAAATTACCTGCTCTAGCATCAAAATTACCTGTCGCAGAATCTACAAAGTTTATTCCGTTAAACTCAGAACTACCGGAGTTTAAGATAGCGTTATGTAACCCAGTAGCTCTAGCGTCATCATGAGTACCTGTAGCTAAGTTATCATCGTGAGTACCAGAAACTAGTATATCATTACTAGTTCCAGTAGATCTAGCATCGTCGTGCGTCCCGGAAGATACTACATCATCTTCGTGAGTACCAATAGCATAATAAGCGTCATGTGTACCCGTGCTAAGATTAGCCGAGGCTAGCTCAATAGTATTATCACTAGAGTCAAAGTATATATTAGAAGTACTAGGATCGTTTACCCCTTTTCCTGCTACCCCGTTGCCAAAAGTAGGACTCTGTGTAGAAGTATATACTACATTTAGTGCTAAAATATCTGCTGTATTAGATTTTACGAAAGCTGTATTCTCTGACTCATTACCTGAGGAATCTAGTGCTTTTATTAAGTATGAGCCCGTTAATAAAGGGGCTAAATAGTTATCTGTATTACCTGGCACAGTTTTAGTAATATCAGTAGATCCTGCCCAAGTTACCCCGCTAGTTTTACTAGTATGACGAATCCAATATGATCCTCCAGTTAACACATCCAAGTCTGATACAGGTGTCCAAGATAAATAAGCTTTATCCCCTTGAGCAACCATATTAAAATTAGTTACATCATTTGGAGCGTACAACTTACCGTATACCTCAGCTGCTAAGGTAGCATATGGCGAATATATCATTAGAAAATTCTCCTTGTTTTAACTCTAAATTCTAAAGTTCCTGCTGGAGCATCATCAATAGTGATACTTTGCGCAGAGGTTTCCCCCATTGAAGTCCAGTTTGTAATAGCAGGTGCCTTTCTTCTCCATTCAACATAGTAAGATGCAATATATGGATAAGTAGTTGCGGTACCTGCAGTTTTAGGGGCCTCCCAAGAAAATTCTGCTCTATTTTTAACATTACCCATTGAATCAATATACAGTTCCTCATTAATACTTAAATTAGAAGGGGACGGTATCGGATCACTAGGATTAGGCAAGCTACTGGTAGACTTAGGGGAGAAAGCTATATCCTCTTCTATCAGTCCATACTTCGCCTCATGGTACTTCAATGCTGAAACTTCCACTATATTAGGCCCACTCTCCCTAGTCATTAGTACTCTAAAATCTTGGGCTTCCACTGATCCTATCTCCTCTAATATCCACATAAGATTAGTGGCAGGGGTATTAGTAAATGCAGAGGTTACTGTAATTTCTGTTACTGCCTCTGTAGTACCAATGGTGTCAACATTCTTGGTCTCTACCCATACAAAAGGTTTCCATTCATTAGCTACGTTTGCATTTAAACATATAGATTGTGGACTAGTCCAAGTATTAGTAGGAGTCCACGTAGCATCTGTTATACATATACATGCATCATAGTCTTCAGATCCTGTAGCAGTACCTCCGGAACAAGTTCCTGATGATTGTAAACAAGTGTCTTCTGTACTATATGAGACATTACTACATGATAAAGCAGCAATAGATTGCTTAACTCCAGACTGTACACAGGCCTCTTCTGTATTAATTATAGATAATGTATAAGTTTTAGCCGCAGTAACAGAAGTAGGAGCATCTAATTTAATAGTAGTAGTTGTACTACCTGCCGCAATTCTACCTCCATAACGAATACCCGCTTTATGGGAATCAGCTACTTTAATAATATCTCCAGGCCTAATTGCTGCACCTTCCAAACCTGTTGAAAAGGTTACAGTTTCAGTTTCGTATCTTTCAGTATATAAAATCCACTTGCCTACTCTACGAGCCTGTCCTTGCGAAGTACAACCTACAGCAACTACATCGGTAGAAAAAATCTGGTTATTGGCATTAAGTATACCTGGAGCATCCTCTACATACTCAACATTTTGTCTATAAAAATCATCCGGGTTATTCCAAGTAACATGCGCTACGTTATGTCTTTGTTTCCTTGAAGTTCCTTCATAAGTGAAGGTGCCCTCAATAACATTAGCATCAGAAAAATTCATAATCGGATCTTTAGGTGCATCTTGTACAGAACTAACTTGTCCTTGTTGCCAATATATCATACCTCTAAAACAGGAGGCTATATCATTTAGTACTTTAAAAGCTTCTTCACGTCCTTGTAAGTATAAATTACAAGCAAATCGTGCTTCAAAATTCTTCCATCCATTGCTAACTCCAATAAAATTTCCTGAGTTGTCCACGGCATCACAATACTTACCAATCTCATACAAGGACCATTTATCCATCTGACTAGCAGATAGCCACTTACCTAATCCGTATCTGTCATCAGTACATAGGTCGTATAAAATCCAAGCAGGATTACAGGTCCATGCAATATCAAATGTACCATCCCACGAACCACTATACAAAGTATCTCCAACCGAAGTGCCTAACCAATTACCCCCTGCATCTTCACACCTATCCTGGCGTCTATACCCTGATAGATCGCAGTGCCCTGGGTCGTAAGGAGTGTAGTTACTAGGAACTTTTATTTTTACCCCTTTTATTTCATACGCTCTGTTAGGTATGGCAGTGAACTGTCTAGCATCCACCTGTGTAGCTATTATAGCGCTATTAGGGTATCTTAATTTATTATCTATAACTTTAGTATAAGAACCAAAATATAGTTCATTTTGTACTTTCGTAGAAGTAGCATCATCTGTAATTCTTTCTACTTTAATAGATATAGTACTAAAACTTGCCCAAGGTATATCTATTCTATAAGTCCTTTCGTACTTTGCTGAGGTCTTTCCGTTAAAAGAATCGCTTATGCTTTCTTCCCAATAACCATCATTATCCTTTTCTAACCAAATTTTAAATTCTACTTCAGAACCGTGTAAATCCCCTGCATCATTATCCCCATCTAAAAGGGCTGGGGAAAATAATAGTACTCTTACTGCATCTACTGTAGTAGATGAAAATGTTCTAATTATGGCTGCTGGTGGTTCTTTAGTTACTAGAATACCTACACCTACTTCAGCTTCGGTTCCTACAAATCCCGGTATATGAAGCTGAGAGTTAGTACCTAATCTTGTTTTGTAGGTTACATCATCGAAATTGCTATTACCTGCAGAGTCCTGTAGCGGAGTTTCATTAAGGTAAATAGACTCTTTAGCATTTAATAACCCTACTATCTCTCCTTCAGATACTAAATCAATAACTCTTGCTTTAGAATCTGAAAATAATGTATCGTCGTCCTCTACCGGAGCACTGCTACCGCCGCCGCCGCCAGCACCTCTAATCCAATCTTTATTACTCATGGTCTATAATCCTCCGGTGAAACTCCTGAACTAATTACAGTTCCTCCTACTAATAATTGCCCGTAACATACCGGTATAGCATAACCTTGCCTAGCTGTGTTAGTTGCTCCATCAAACGCATAGTTTGTAGGCTTATCCCCGTCTGGAAGTTCAGGGGTTGGGGATAGTAGACTAGCTATTCCTCCTAGTAGAAGTGCCCCACCTAATTTCATTGCCATAGCGGAGTATGTACTAGTACTCATAAAGGTTCCAGAAGCATTTAATGTTAGTTGCGCTGCCGCTTGCTCGGCTGTCAGAGCTCCTATTGCTTCAGGAGCAGCCCAAGGCTGCCATATAAGTAGAGCACCAAGCAATATCATACCTATAGCTTTACTCGCTCTGCCTGCTCCTAACACTACAGGTATTACTTTAATTTCTTGACGCCCCGAAGGGTGCCCTAGCTCAGAATAGTCATTAATGTAGGACTTTCCTACCATTACTCTGTACCCTACCCCTCTTTCTTCTGAAGAAGCAACGAATTGTCTAAAGCCTATATTATTAACGTCAAGTGCTCTAAAGGCCTCTCCGGGCGAGTTTATATCTAAGGACCACTCCTTCCCGAACTTATCTGCTAATTCTCCATAAAGTATTACTTTCTTCAACATAATGATTTGTGCCTTAAGTGGTGCGTGGTATGTTTTCTCCAATATCCCCCATAGAGTTCTCTATTGGATAGTCTACCGTGTACGTGATGTAAGATTTTATCGTTACCGATAAAAACTGCGGCATGGTTTGGTACAGATGAAACTAATTTTATTAAAAAGACATCATATTTTATAATGTTATTTTCATCAAGTATCTTAACAAAACCTTGCTCTTCATAGTTTTCTAAATATCGGTTCTCACCTTTATCCCACCAGCCGTCTTGACCACTAATGCATTTAAAATCGATATTTAGCTCTTTTTTGTAATAATCTCTAATTAATGTACAACAATCTAAAGTTCCATAACTAAATTGTCTGCCTACTATTGGCGATTCGTACCCTGAGGGCTCCCAACTATATAGTCTGTTACCTGGCCAACTCAAAATATGCCAAGGCTTATTAGAGGTTTCGCAGGCAACTTTATCTGCTTCGGAAGGCTCGCACCCTCCCTTAGGATGAGAATGACAAATCCCTATAATAACTCCTGTATCTTCTGCATCCGCATAACTTACTGGATCTATTATAAAATAATCTTCCGCAAGTTCTGCTATATTTTTTGCTGGGAAGTACTTCTCCTTCTTCCCTACCCCTATAATAAACCCACAAGCTTCTTTAGGGTACTCCGCTTCTACATGCTTTCTAAAATCATCTAAGGTTTTTTCATTCATCGTATCGAGCCCATATTAATGCCCGCCCCTGGAAACCCTCCAAAAGGGCTTTCTGTAGGTTCAGGGAACCTCAATTCACAAGCTGTAAAAGTTTTTGAACACACATCCTTAGTAACATCTGTAACTACGTTATTATTAATATCCCAAAATTGGTCTGCTACGGTTGTAGTTCCTCCACCAGTCGCATGTACAGTAGGTGCAGTAGTATCGTCCCATACACCGGCTGTTGGAGTAGCAGCTTCACAAGTTGACTTAGTAGTATACTTAGTTATATCGCAAGATCCATAGCCAGAACCTCCAGCAGTTAATGTAATACTAGAAATAGCACCTGCGCTTATTGAGGCAGTAGCTGCAGCTCCCGATCCATTTGCTCCAGAAAAACTAATCGTAGGAGCCGCAGTATAATACACTCCACCAGTAGTTACAGTAACTGCTGTTACTATTCCTGCAACTACTGTAGGAGTCAATACAGCATTAGTAGCTGCATAAACAATACTTCCACTATACGCGCACTCTACTCCTTTGTATACCCAAGGGCATGAGTTAGCTACCACCGTTCTAGAAGGCAACTTAACTCCGTGTATATCATGCGCTGCGGTTAATTCAAATTGAATATGAGTCCTAGTTTCTACAGCTTTTCTATCTACGTACCAAATCTCATCTGAAAAATGTGCAGTATCATCCGCTATAGCGGAAACGTACCATATACCTGGTCCAGCTGCCGCTTCACAAGTAGTCTGATTGTAGACTGTCCAAGTACCTACAGAACCATTTTTATTACAGTCAAGACAGTCTGATTTACTGAGACTTGGGTCCGATCCAGACTCTCCAGTACATACTCCTGAGGTTGGGTAACCCCCTGTATAACAGTAAGAGTCTAAATACTTTGCGAAGGTTTTCTTTCTTGTAATCTTCGCACCAACTAAGTCATCGTAACTATTAATAACGCTTGATAAAATAGAGGTAATATTAGCTACAGTAACTGTAGGTCTAGGTATCGCTCCTCCTCCAGAAAACTCAAACCCTTCGGCTTCAATCGGCATAGCTGAATATCTATTACCCTGCCATACGATTTCTTGCATATTCTCATTTATACCCGAGTGCCATCTAAGAATTGGCTCGGTAGCAGGGGCAGTACCTGATGATAAATCAAGTTCAAATAACTCAACAATTGCTCCTGGCTCAAAGCCGTGAATATCCGCTGTAATTTTATCACTCATGGTTCAAATACCCTTGTAAATGTTGCTGTTATAGTTCTAACACCTGATAAAGTTTCTTGAGAACTCCATTTTTCACAGGTATACTTCTTGTATGGATAAATAGTATAAGTTTCTCCACTTGCCATAATATCTGCTGCTAATGATAGGGTGGTGGCACTATCTACGGCTGTTACAGTAGTAGTAGTCCCGCCTGAGTCTGTAACAGTAGTGTTTAAATATCTAGCAGTGAAATATTGACTAGTATCAACTAGTTTCTTAGTAGTAGCACTAGTAGTAGTACTAGATATCTCATACCCCGTAGGATACCAATCAAATGCAGTTACGCCTCCTTGTACTTCAAAAAACTTTACAATCTTGTTAGCTTCTGCCGAAGTTCTATTTTTCCAAGTTAAACTCCATGATTCAGGTGTATTA